ATGGCAAATTTGTACTTATTTCTTGACAAGCGGAGCTCCCGCAAGGACGGGTTGAAACCGCTGAAAATCGCCCTTACACACGCTCGTAAGACGGTTTACTACACTACTGACATTCTTCTTGATCCTGATGACTGGGACGCAGGAAGCGGACAGGTCGTTAGGCGTGCCGACAAGAAGTATCTTAATGCTGAAATTAGCCGATTGTTTGCACGAATGTGCGCATATTTATCTATGGCTGAGAATAAAAGAGGCTTCAAATCACTCTCCGCGCGGGAAATCCTCGATTTAATTACCCGTGAACTAAACGATTATGGCGAATCGGAGTCATCCGATTATGTTTTGCCGGTTTACAAGGAGTATCTCTCTCTTTGCAGAAAGAACAGTACCGCCCAGGGTTACCGGAGCTCGCTCAACAATCTGACGGAATACTGCACCGACATAACAACCCTGCGATTCAGGCAAGTCAACTCTGCTTGGTTGCGAAAGTATCAGCATTGGCTGCTCGATGAGCGCGGAATGGGGGTTAACGGGGCAAACGTTTATCTAAGAAATCTTCGTACCGTGTTCAACTATGCCATTCAGAACGAATACACAAAGGCACGTTATCCCTTCAAGGATATTGATATGTCTACCACCGAGCCGGACAAGGAGCCGATTCCCTATGAAAAGTTCCTTGAATGGGCCACCATGCCGATGCCTGATTACCGGGGATTCTACCGCGACTTGTTCATGCTCTCGTTCTATCTCTGCGGAATACGTCCCGTGGATCTGCTTCACGTGAAGAAGGAGCAGGTTAAGGACGGAAGGTTGGTGTACTGGCCGCAGAAACTCAGCGGCCGCACAAAGCTCTCCATCAAAATTGAGCCGGAGGCTTGGGCCATCATCAAGAAATACGAGGGACGGGAATACTTGATTAACGTTATGGAATCCCGTTCCGACTACAAGACTTTCCTCAAGCATTGGAATGAGGGCGTAAGAGCCATTGGAGAGGACGTATTAGGACAGAAGAGGGGCCGATGCGGTCAGACCTACACAACCGTCCAGCACAAGAGCGTGGTGCCATACATAACCGTCTACTATGCGAGGAGTTGCTTTGCCACTTACTCATTCAATGTAGCGAATATTCCCATTGACACAATCTCGCAGGCCATGGGACACAAGAACGGCCTTAAGGTTACGAACTTATATGTAAAGCGTGACCCGGCGTTGGTAGACAAGGCAAACCGCAGCTTGATTGACAGGGTTACGCAGGATATGGCAGAGTGCGCCAAAAAGAAGGGGTGGCTGGAGTAATCCAACCACCCTTTTGCGGAGAGAAAAACCAATTAAACATACAACATTATGTTGCACTCTCCGCAACTTGATTATCCGGCTATTCTATGCCGTAGTCTCTGGCGTACTCCTCCACCCACCTCTCCAACATATCGACAAAACTCATCTCATCGTCCTTTGTCATTTCCCGCAGCAGTTTGATTCTCCGTGCGGTTATTTCAGATACACGGAAGGGCAGCATCGCAATCTTCGGATTCTCTTTGTATTGGCCCCTCCAACCGACCTTTCTTCCTGCTCCGACTCTTGCACCCCCACGGGGGCCTTTCGGTTTAACTTCTTTGGGCCTATGGTATGGTGCCTTCGTGGCGTCATCGGGTGATTTCCTCGGCCTGCCACGTTTCTTCTTGATTTCTTCCTCCATATTAAAATGCTAATCTGATTTTACTTACGTGTTCGTACTCACGTGTAGTCCAATACCTCGGAAACAGGAATCCCCTGCGGAGTGTTCCTCCGTGCGGATTCACAATGCGCCATACCTTGAAGTAAGCGAGTTCCTTCCTTCCGTCCTTGTAGGTCACAACGTACCAATGCCAATCACGACAATCAACTCTTTTCTTGAAGTTACCATAGTCGCGTGCCACCTTTCGCCAGTAATCTTCTCTTGCCTTGCGCTCTGCTATCTTCGTAGTCTTGTACCGCTTTGGAAATAGCGTAAAATAGCGGACCTCGCTAAAAAAATATTTCAGTTGTTCCGTGTCCATATTAATTATTATGCTTGCAAAGTTAAACAATTTATTAGAATTCAGTGCAACCTTCGAATAAGGCATAGAAATCATCAATGGGGGCATAGTCCATTTTCGGTAGAATGATTTCCTCCGTCGCTTGATTGTTGGTATCTTCTGATGATACCTCGGTGTTGTCCGTTGGGGGAAGAACGGTATTCTTCCTACGTTCTGCAAGAATCTCTTTGAGTGTCATATCTAAAATGTTTTAAAGTTGGTCGTTAGAAGTCCCCTGCGGAGTGATGCAGGGGACTGAACACATAAACCCACCAATAGAACAAAGGTGTCCTGCGATTGTGAACGGCTCGCAGGTGGCCGTATTAACTTGCCTTGGCCATTCTCCTAATGGTTTTCATATTGTTGTTCACGAGGTTGAGAATGTCATTGTGTTTCTTGCTTGTGCCGTTGCAGACTGCCCTGCTTTGGATAATGACGAATTTCTTCAAGTCCACCTCGATCGTTTCAACTCTTTCGCCCTTGGAATCCCTTGCAGAAAGAATCAGAGAGGTAAACTTATCCCAATATCCACCGACACAATGATGCATCGCTTTCCCTTCCTCTTGGTACTCGTCAGCCGTGAATAGCGGTTTAATGACAAGACCGAATCCCATAATCTCCAGCGCACCGAAAAGGGATTTGCGTTTCTCTATCTCTCCTGCAAGTTCCTTTTCCCTCTCAATCCTGCGCTTTCTATCTTCTTCCTCCCTGCGTGCTTCTATGATTGCCAGTTCCCTCTCTCTCTTGGCTCTTACTCTTTCCGACAACTCCGTGTGCGCTTTGTCGAAATTGGCTGGGGCGAGGTATTTGGGATTTGTGTCGTCCATTCCCATTTGGCGCAGTTCTTCAACGTAATCCCAATAGTCGCGCAAGGTGTGTTTCATTCCCTCAAAGTTGAATCCGTGTCGCAGGGCAATCCGTATCTGCCTATCGTATCGCCTTGTATTGTAGTCTGCGTTGGCGTAGAGGTTGGCAAGGCGTATCTGCCCCATTTTGAGCAAGGTTTCCGCATAGGGTGTATCAGCCACGTTCATCATATAGGTATCAGTCCAGAGTTTCGTGATATTCCGCGCATTTACCCCTCTTTGGCGGAAATACGGGAGAATCTGCGCTCTTGGGACTACTTTCTTAATCATCCATTCCGTTCTCCATTCGCTCTTTTCTGCGTTCTTGGTGCAGACATTAAGGGCGTGTGTCGTGCCCTGCCAATCCGTGATTACATAGGGTTGCTTGCGCCAATTCGCGAAACTGCCAATCGGAAGGCTCTCCACTATCTTCTCTTTCTTGCTTGGATTGATATAGATGCGCATAACCTCGGTGCAGTCCTTGCTGGGAGCATAAGTGAATCGGGCGCGACTGCTGAACGTATATCCCTCAATGTAGTTGTGGTTTTCAAGATAGAAATACCGCAGAATCTGCCAATCTCCTATCGCCTGTGCAATCATAGCATATCCGTCCTCGTTGCAGGTCATTTTGCTATTCTTCAATGTGGGCAGGCGAAGTCCGCACTTGGGGCAGGCTATTTCATTTGGAATATTCTCGCCACCTAACGAGAATCGGTGTCCGCAGTTGGTACACCATAGGCGTTTGGGGGACGAATAGTAGATTTTGTGCGGAACGGCTTTCTCGTTCATAAAACGCAACTGCGTTTCGTTTGGCTCATTAAGGCTCGGTCGGAGTTCTTGAACGACCGCTTTCTTTTGTTCGTAGTTCATAATGTTGTGTGTTTAATTGATATTACTTGCGCTCCTGCACCGCAGTCAAGGGTGCAGGAACATAATTACATAGGAAGACCGTCCTCTACCTCGGCTACCTCTGCCGTATCGGTTTCTTCTTCATCTTCCCACATTCCTGCAAACATATCCATAACCTCAACGGCTTTCGCTTGCTTCTTGCTCTCCCTCTTGGCTTCCTTTTCATCCTTGGGCCGAATCATAGGAGTAATGCCTGGGGTTAGGGTTTCTTTCGGTCTTTCCTCTTTCTTCGGCTTGATTGCCTTGTCTTTCTTGGTATCGGCTTTCTTGGTAGGGACACCCTGCACTATTGCCTTTGCATCACTCACTTTCTCAATTTTAATATCATCTTCATCGTAGTAGTGCTTAATCATCCCAAGTATATTATCCGCCCAATCTCCTGCCAATCCAATGTTGCCCTGTCTATGGTCTTTTGCATACTTGTATGCCTCGCCCATAATATACTCGCAACACTCGGTAAAGGACTTGGGTTTCTCGGTGCGTGATTCCTTTTCCTGCACCTGCTTGGCAAAGAGTTCATCTTCGCTCTTTGCTTGCTCATACAACGGCTTTAAAGCCAGTTGTAGGGGGTTGAATGAATAATTGCTCATATCGTTTCGCTTATATTGTTACTATGTATCCGCACCAATGTCCCGAAATTGGGTGGTGGTCATTTTTAACGTTGAATCCCTCGCTACGAAGGTAACTTGCGATTGCGTGACCAATGGCGTTACTGCACTCAATGTTGCAGTTACCATATTTTACTCCGCTCATTCGGGCGTATTCCGTTATGCAGGATTCTCCGTTGTGCTTGATTCCGTTGCTTACTACCTCAAGCACCTTGTCCTTGTCAAATAGTCCACTATTGGCAAGTTCATTTTTCAGTTGTTCAGCTTTATTCATATCGGTATCGGTTTATGTTCGGTTTATGCGTTTACCATTGCGGTGCGCCATTCTGCGAGTAGTTCCTGCATCATTTCCTTGCAAGCGACCATATCATCGTACACATCGCACATTTCGTAGGGTGCGCCATTCTTTCCGTGTCCACTTGAATCAAGCCACAAATAGGCTTCCTCGGAGCAATCGTAGTTATCAACATATCGTCCCAAATCATCAACGAGCATTTGCGCATCGTTATTTTGCGTGTTAAGGAAACAATTAAAGTCTTGACCGCAGGGGGAAAATTTGGAAAGTAAGTACATTTGCTGATTGTTGGTGTAGTCCTCTTTGGTTACACTCCAGCCGTTATCCTCGGCGATTGTGATAAGTTGTTCAATTGTTTTCATATCGTATCGGTTTATTGTTGTATTCTTTTCCATTTCAGTTGCTCTTTATATCACGTATAACTGACAAATATATGTCAATGAGCCTACTTGCTTCACGTGAGGTTATTCCGTTCTCTCTCCACTCCCTACGGAAGTTGCGGTGAATTATCCCCAATGGAACAAGGCTTGGTTTGCGCCTTTTAATGTTTTCCACTTTGTCTGCAAGGTCTTGCAAATAGTTAAGTTGTCTTTGTGTCGCTAACATCGTGTTTCTCCTTTTGCTTGGGTTGTTTCTTTTTAAAGAGCCCGCAATAGCCAAAGATTACCATTGCGGTACATTCGTAGTGATTCAGTTTGCAACCGATTCGGTTGCTCCAATGTTTGCAATCGTTGCAAGGCTCGTCATTCAGCGGTTTCATTGTTCATCGTATTTGTCGCCCGATATTAAATGCTCATAGCAAGGGTGTAATCGTGCGTTTCTCCGTCCTCACACTCGGTTACGTCATAAACGTCAAACGAATCTCCCCCTATCACATAATAGCAGGAGCTGTCGTCATAACAAGGCTGGGATTTCACGTATTCTTCTGCATCGTTTTCCCATTCTTTGGGGATAGGCAGACGGAGCAACGTTCCGTCCGTGTAGTCCATAATTAGTGCTTTCATAATAAAGTGTGTTAAAGTGTTTTCTTTGCAACTTGCAGGGGAACATTCAACCCCTGCAAGCCGTGTTACTGGTTAAGTGTCGTTACGGAATCTGCAACAACCTCGAAAATCACTCTCTCCGCTCCGTCCTCTGCGGTGTATCTGCGAATCCGCAGTCTGCCTAATACGTGGGCTTTGTCGCCTTTGTTAATGGCAATCTCGTTGAATGTGGTGCAGTAAAACGTTACCTCGGTGGCCTGCAATCCGTCCTTGTTCACGTTCACTTGCTCGGTCATCAGCGAGAAATTGGTAATGTTCTTGTCGGCTACCTTAGTGGTGGAAACTCTGCCCACAACTCCTTTCAGTTCTACTTTGTTAAGAAATTCCATAGTTACTTGGTTGTTTCGTTAATGATTTCGGTTGCAATCTCCTCTCCGTCAGGGAGAAAGTATCGGTATTCCTTTCCGCTTTTCTTGCTGATGCGGATAACGTATGCCGTAACGTGTCCGGCTTTCTCTCCCTTGGTGTAGCGGTGCAGGATAATCGGGTATTCCTTGCCCTGCGCATCACGCCAAAAGTAGGTTGTAATCGTGTCCCCTTTCATTAGCTGGGTGTCGGTCTGCACAAAGGTCTTTCCCTCGCACTTCCAGCCGTTCTGCTGGGGTTTCTCTTGCGCCACGGCAGATAGTGCCATAGCAAGCAAAACAATGGTTAAAAAGGTCTTTTTCATAGCTTAGTTTCTTAAAAGGTCAATGATTTGGCATTTCTTGTAGGACAAGTCCTTGCAGTATTCGTGCGCCAGCCAATACTTGTAATCTCCCCTTTCCTGCCTATCTGCAAAAATCTCGGTGTCAAGTGCGTTAATCGCCTCTTCAAGGTTTAGGATAAGTCTTTGATACTTGGTGTTCATAGCAGTTAGAATAATAGTTGCTCTAAATAGTCCATTTCAAGGCCGTAGGACAACAATAAGTCCTCTACTTCCTCATAATTGGTTTCGGTGTTCAAAAGGTCGTTCAATTCGCCTTTCAACTCCTTGGTTTCGGTTTCTCCGATAATGTCAATAACGTTGCTCATAATGATTGTGTTTATTGGATTTGATTTCTTCAAGTGTCATAGCAGTATCGGTTTAGAAGGTTTCGCAGATGCAGTCAATCACCATACAAGCCTTGCCAAAAGCGGGAACGCTTGTAAAGTATTCATTGTAGTCTACGGGAGAAATAACGCAGAGACGGCTATTTGACTGCCAATCGGCAATCAGTTCGCAGTCCTCATCAGTGAGTCCGCTCCAATCATCGTTGATTAAAGCACATAATGCCCAATCGGGAATCGGTTCAATAGTTCTTTCCATAATCGTTTGTTTAATTGGTTTGTGGTGCTTGGCAGGGGTTTCAATCCCTGCCAAACAATTATACCTCGTTGTATTCCTCCCACGTTAATAACTCTATCGGTGGGCGTTTTCCGTTAGGCTTGCGGAATTTGGTTGCAATCCAATTTCGCAGTTCATAGGAGCGATGCGGTGTGAATCTGTATGATTTGCCTTCTTGGTGCAAATTGAGCATACAAAATAAATCCGTCAAATTCTTTTCATCTTGTTCTGTCCATTCCATAGTTCCAGGGTTTTAGCGCATTTGGGTATCGTAGTAGTAGCCGTCCTCCTCATACCAATCAACCGTGTAACTACGGCCGTAGTCCTCACAATCAAAGTAGTTTTCAATCGTACTGCGTAGGTGTTCATCAATGTACGGGAGTATATTTTCTTCAAACATTGACCTGCCCAAATCCTCTACACTCTCATAATAGCCCATAAAACACTCTTTCGCCTCGTCTTTCAGTTCCTCAATAGTTTCGTAGTCCTCTACATCAATACTGCAAGCATTTACGTAATGTGTTACTATCTCTATTTCATCATCATCCAGTTCAAAGAGTTCCCAAACTTTTTTAGACACCCAACTCTCTCCGCACATCCCATCGGGAATGTATTCCCAATCTTGGAACATAAATTCAGGGTCGCTCTCATCCTTGTGGAGTTCTGCGCAAGCCTTGTAAAATTCTTTCTTGTCGGCATAGTCCGCAAGTCTCATCCACTTGCCATAAAGACTACCGCAGTTGTACTTGTGATACGTTCCTACATAAATAGCCGCATCCTTAATTTTTTCTGAAATGTTCATAATGTGATTGTTTATTGTTAATAGTTCGGATTGTGTTCGGGTTTCTGAATGCAAAGTAAATAAACATTTGTTTAATAAGCAAGCATTAAAATCAAAAATTTATTTATGAAACTTTTGTGAAACGAGTTAACACACATATAATCAATTAGATAGACCGAAATAAAAAGTGTTTCGAGGGGTTTCGTTTCAGAGCCACTATTTTGTCATATAGTAGTGTCTAATCCCCTGCGGAATCTTCGCACCCTTCCAACTCTTTCTCTCTTTCTTTATTATTTCTTTCTCTCTTTCTCCGCTACTAATCTGTCACAAACATTCAGATTATAAAATCTCCTTCTCTAAAATTAAACGCCTTTTTATTATTCTTTTTCTTGTTCAATTGTGCGTAATGTGCTGATAGTCAATATTGAGACAATACTCCCGTAAAGGTGTGTACCCTCGTGAATACGTGAGAATCAAGCAGTTACGGCCTATTTGGCAAGTTTGGAAGGCGTGGCCGTTTGCTCAGTAAGCAAAAGAAAAACGGCATTAGGAGTGTCTGTAATGCCGAATTGTTTGTGCGAAAGCAGAAATCTTGCAAACATTTTGCGGTGTGCCGGTGTGTTTGTGCGGTGTGCGGAGAATGAAAGACAGGGGAGGGAGGGCAAAGCGAAAAGGAACTCCATATCGGCCACCCACATAAGTATCAATCGCTCAATAAAGGTAAATGTGTCAATGTAGGCTCAGCTCGTTCCATTTGATTCACTTGTGGTCTGGGACGGGGTAGCGAGATCTAATAGGCGAATCAATAGAACCGTACTTGTTGTGCGTGGATTTCGGCGGCAAGGATGCATTAACAATTCGTGAACGCTGGTTGATTTTTTTTCTTTGGGGCCTCTTTTTCGAACTGCGGGGCTTTCACCTTTCAGATGAGTAATTTATCATCTTGGAAATTTGAAGCGATTTTAGAGGGGTTTTAGGCGGCAAAAAGAAAAACCCTCCGTACTATCGCAGCAGGGAGGGCGCGGTTAATTATGATAAACACGACATTATCGACTGAAGAAAAATCAGTCCATTGCAAAGGTAGGGAGAATAATGGATTCCCCCAGAATTTGGGAGGAAAATTTCTGATTTAGTGTTAATGGTTAAGTCAGAGAGTATTACAGCGAATTGCGGGGCATTGTGGGGCAAAACCTTTCACGAATAGTGTACGATTTGTCGGAAAGAGAGGTATCTTTGCAATGGAGACAGGGACGAAGACATAGTTGCATGGTGTGCCCGTTTTGGGAACCTATATCCGCCTGTTCTGTCCCTGAACCATCCAAAAGAACAGGCTTTTTTTTATGCCTTCACGTTGGACGGGGTATTTACCGAACTTGTCTGGGGCGTGAAGGAAACGAGGGACCAGGGAAGGAAGAATAGCTGACGAACCTCAAGGGCGACTGCTGTAGAGAATGGTAAGCCCGTCAGCGCGGGTGCCGAGACCGTGAAAGCCATTCGGACGGAGCCATCGGAATGAAAGGAGTATCCGTCCCGACGTGAAGCGAGGGCGATAGGTGGGGAGGAAAAGATTCTCATTATCGTTAAACGCTTACGAGACCAGCCCAAGCCTTGTGACAAAGGTAAGGGAACACTGCGTCTCGTTTGCTCAGGCTCCTGATAAAAAGGAAATTTGACTTGCCATGAAAAGCAAAGAAGAACAGATTGAGCACTGGATGGACATTGCCGCCGCCGTGTTCAGGGCTGAGGACGAGATTTCTAAGGATTGGTTTCCGAAGCTCCGTGCTGCGAAGAAAGATATGCCGGGTGATGAGCGCAGGCAGCTTGCAGATGACTACCTGCGCGCCATCGCTACGGAGATAATCGAGAATGGTGGATGGACTTTTGAGGAAGATGGACTGGTGGGAGAGGAAGGACAGGCCGGTTAATCTGTCCATTGAGGACGTCAGGTTGCTGGACCGGATGATGGATGAAGTTCGGTCCGAGTTCAAGTTGAGGCTTTCGCTTCCAGATCCGCCCAGGATATTATTAACGCCGGAGTGTTTCTATGAAGAAGTGATCCGGCGGTTCTATAGATTAAAAGACGATTCGGTTGTAACTGATTCGTCGGCATATTTCCAGATAAACCCACCAGCGGTTTTATTCTTTGTTTTAGGATTCGCGCATCTCAAGATATTGCTCCACCCTAATCCGAGTTCTCTTGCTGCGTCAGTCCCAGATGGCCACTGCCGAATAAACTCCCCGTCTAAAGTGTACTGATTGATTGGTTTGCACCTTTTTAGGCGAGTTTCTTCTTTTGCGTTTCTTCCAGTCAGTGAATTTCTAATCTTCTCCTTCGTTGATTCTTTATGTTTTTTCCCTTTATTAGCCTCTGCGATTTTCATCCGGTGCTCAATTGTAAATACCTTTCCTTTTGTGCGCTGATTCCCCATCATAGAGGCTGACAAGTGTTTCCTTGTGATTGGGTTCCGTGAATTTTCCTTATGGGAACACCACTTAAGATTCTCTATGTTATTGTTTGCTCTATCTGTGTCCAGATGGTCTACACATGGATAATTATTTGGATTTGGGAGAAAAGCCATCGCAACAAGCCGATGAACAGACAAGTTATGCTTCTTGGTGTCGCTCCTTAAAACCACGACCATGTATCCGGCTTTATCACGATGAGTAGAAATAGCAGAGGAAGCATGTCGTATGTGCGCTACGCCCCATCTATTCTTTGTTGTTATTATCCTTTCCGTACTTCTTATGTTCCCAAGATTAGATACCTCATATCTGGTGTCTAATCCCTCTATCGGAACCGGTTTCCATATTTCTTCCATAATCAAAAACTAAAAATCGAATACTGTATCCCTACGCCAACATAATAGCCCAACTGTAGCGGTTTATCTTTATTTCCTACAATACCAACTCCAATTTCCGGGCCGATATGCCATCGTTTAATTGGAGCCGCCTTGGTTATAGTTACAATCTCGGTCGTTCGATAAATGGAAATGGAGTCTAAAGAGGGCTTAAAGCCAGAAACTACCGCCCTATAAGTACTGTCTTCATATACTTTTTCCTCTCTTGGGATTGAAATAAATATCGAATCTCTTGTATACACGGTGTCGATCACCGGAATGAGCATGGTGTCAACGATTCTAACAATACGAGGCACGGGCCTGTCAATCCTGATGGTGTCGTGCTTCCATAGGGTGTCCGTCTGAATCTGCGGTTCCTTTTCCTCCGCCGGACGGAGCCCCCGGAGCCAATACCCAATGGCGGCTCCGAGGACAAGCGTCACGGCAAGGGAAATCCGGAGAAGCGTTTTCTCCATCACTATCCAAGGATGATGAAAAGCTGGATGAACAGACCGCCGGCGCAGGTTGCGGCGAAGTCCCACCAATCCCACTCGTTTGTGGTGAATATGTCGAAGAATTCCTTGAAGAATCCTGCGAAAATGACGGGGACGATGGCCACCTTCATATGAAGGGTGATGCCGAAAAGGGCCGCGATAAGGAGTCCGGCGATGAAGTGAAGGAGCTTGTCATAGGGCACCTTGCTGATAAGGGCCACGATCCAGTTCCAGATTTTACGGATGAAGTTTTTCATGATGATATGGTTTTAAAGGGTTTAAAGGTCATTTTTTGTATTTCATGTAAAAATGGTGGCGGCAAATTATCCAAATCAAACTTCAATTATTTCAATTCCTTTAAGGGCGAGCATCATCTTCTTTTTCAGGATGTAGTCCGCGAGCCTCATTCCTTTGGCGTCAATCACATATTCCTTCCCGTCTTTGTCATAAACAAAATCTGCCACATAATAGACCGCCCTTTGGACGAGTTTCTGAACCACCTTGTCCTTGGTCTTTAGATGCACCACTTCGTCACGATAGATGGCCGGGAGCAATTCATACGAGATTTGAAGGCGCAGGTTGGAGATTTCGCCCCTGCGCTCCATGTCCTTGAGTTTGAGATAGTACAAACCCTCTTTCTTTGAATCGAAGGTTATACCGTCAAAAACCACCTTCTTTGCGTGATATTTGTTTGTCACATACATATCTCTGTGTCTCCGAAAGTCCTCCGGGTGAGGTCCCATGAAGAATCTTCTTTCCATTATCCGATTCTCCTTATAACGGGCTGGTAGTCGACAAAGAAGGGTCCCATATCTGAATCAGTGGGGAGTTCTCCCCCTATGGTAATGGTGTAATATCTCCACGAGCGGGCTGCTGAGGGGGTACGAAGCTGACTTATATTGACGGTTCCGGTTCTTGATGCATAGCTGATAAGCGTCCATCCCTGAAGGTCGTCACTACCGTAAAGCGCAAGGACAATCCTTTTCCCGTCGGGGATGGAGGTCCTGAGCATCGAAATGAGCCGGTGGATATGAGCATACTGGAATCCTGCAACAGAGAACGGCCTTGATTGAAGATGGACAAGGGCGGTCGTGCCCTCTTCTTCTTTGGAAAAATCCACAATGTCGACGGGTGGTTCGGAGAAGTCGAAGTGCTCGCTTTTCATTAGGTCTCCGTTGGTGTGGAAATATGTCACATTACCATAGACATCATCTATATCTAAAATCGTCTCCAAAAAGGTAAATTTGATTCGGTACGTTGTACTCCCAGAGCTTGTCTCAATCAGCGGAGCGGCGGAAATTCGTTCTCCACAATAACCGTCGTTCCACCTATCGCAAACCCTCTGAATCCATAGTTCGGGGTCATCGTGTTCGTCCTCTTGGGTATAGTGTTCGACGCTGAATATCTCCTCCCCTGAACTCCCCTGCGTCGTGATTTCTATTTCGACACTCCCCTCATTCTCGCTGTGCAGGAAGTTGAACGCGTCAACTGCGGGCATTTCTGCGTGTATCCCGGCCATAATCCTGGAATGTGTACGATTCATTGCGGAAATTGAACTTCCGACAGTGCCCTGTTCGAAGTAGCCGGCAATCTTGAACCACTGGCGATATTTCAGAGATAAGACGTAGGAGTAGTCGTAGGAAGGATTGCTTATTATGAGTTCGTCTCTGAATCTGTTGTATGACAGCGAAGCTCCTGCAACGAAGTTCTCGAAGCTGATATTTGATTCAAGGCCGCTTATGTCATACGCTCCGTGGCTTATGGCGTTGTACTGGGGATTGTTCTGACGCAGGAACGTATGCGGTCCCCTGGATAGTGCATCGCTGACAAGAACTGCGGAATTACCGGCGACGACCCAAAGTCCGCCAGCCGCGATGAGGAATGTTCCGCTTTCGGTGGAAACGCTGTTCTTCTCGGAGAGGAGGTTGGAAACCGGGTGGAAGTTTCCGTAAAGGATATTACCGCTCCCCTGAAGGAGCGCAAATACACCCCTGTCCGTAAATACATTGAGAGGATAATCGCCATAATTGACGTCCGGAACAGCCACAAGCTGCGGTTTGACGTCAATTATCTTTCCAGGAGCGAGGTAGGAGTGCTCCACCTTGAATACGAAGGGATTGTACTGCTCCGTGACGTTGATTGTATTCGGCTCCTTGATGTAGGTGAAATCGGTGCCGCCAGCAGCTATCATATCCTCATACTCCTGAATCCACGTGCTTGGTTGTGTTGTATCGTATGGTCCATTGACGCAGATGGAGTAATTGTACCTCTGAGATGGTGTCATCGCATATTTACGGAGCACATATCCGTACCTTGTGACAAATCCGTAAACTATCAGTTCGGTGACGTTTGTGAAAGGCACAATGACTATCTCGTTTGTAACTCCGTTATATGGCATCTCGTAGTCGCCGGTGCAGTAGAGTTTGTCTTTGCTTCCCTCACTAAACCTCAAAAATACCGACAGGACGGCTGTTGCCGCCGTGTCATACGTGACCATCGGGCCGTGGAATGTTCTCTTCGCGACGGAGTTGTAGAAATGGAATCGGTTATTGTAGGAAAGTATCTCACCGTATCTTGTGACTGCCCCGGCATCAACAAGAAGGGTCTTGTTTGTGAGCTGGATATTACCTCCGAATGTCAGCTCTACTTCCTGGTCGCCGGCAAGGAGGTCTTCGAGCGCAATTGTTCCCTGAAGATACAACAACTGGTTGTCCAGTTCCATACTTTCAAGCGGGACCCTCGGGAGAAGAGTCATTATGCTGTTGCTACTGCCAGCCTTTGTGTCTCCGTACAGGACGGACGGGTCTGCATAGAGCCGTGGGCGGGACGCATAAACTTCTATACTTCGGAGGATTGATGTTTCTTTATTCCATCCGCTGATCTGGTCTATGACGAGTTTGACCTTTGTCCCGACAGCCCTGACGAAGTGGTTGCCGTTAACGGTCGCTATTGATGACTCAAATCCTCCGCCATAAGTGTTGAAGAAATCATCCCACTGCGTCGTTGACCAGGGGTTTGATGTCAAGTAGTAGTCGCTTACACCCATTGCGGATTTCGTGGGGTCGTAAACGAGCCATCTGTTTGTCCAGAAGGTCTTATTGTCCTTCGTTTTGAAGGCGATAGCTATAATAATCGCCCCGAAGCAATACTCTTTATTTTGCTCCTGTATAGCATTAAGCCCGATGTTTATGCGTTCAATGACGGTCTCTCTGCTTGGGCTTGATGAACTGTAGCTTTCAGCACTGTATCTTTTGAGCGCAACCTCGGTCTCCTGTGTCTCTGCGGAGATATACGGGATATCCGCTTCGAGAAGGGTGTATTCTTCTTCGGTCTCGTCCCAAACGAATGCGAAATTCTCGTAGTAATTATGTTCTTCGTTACATATGCTGAACAAGGCGATATTCCCCGTCGCGGCGAAATGGATGCCGTCGCTGTAGCGAATGTTACTTTTGAGTGTTTGCAGAATATCTCCCGAATCGCCGATGCGGTACAGTGTGCCGCTCGTTTTATCGAGACCGATATAGCAGACGCCCCCCGTCACGTAGTGTGTATAGATAGGGTATATCGTCAATCCGCTCATTTTGACAGAGAACGGCTTAACCGGCACAAGTCCACCAGTTGTAGGGCGGAGGTTGATAAGTTCTTCGCAGGCTCCGTCTGCGCTATAATCCGATATCGCTCTGTTGATACCCTGAAATCCGTATTGCTGTATTGCCATAGCTTATTCCTCCTTAGTGTTGTCGGTTTTAGCCTCAGATTTCTTTGGGCGCCCCCTTTTTCGCTTGTTAGGGTCAGGCATCGGGGCTTTGCCCTCTGCTCTTAGTACGTCAAGCATAGTTATTGGGGTCTCTTTCTGAGACTCCGGAATGGCTTTCAGTTTCGTTTTTACAGCATCAATCACGGTAGTCCCCTTTTTATCGTCGGTGGTCTCAAATTCCGAAAGTATTTTGTAGACCTGCGCGAGACGTGCCGGATCATCGGATGTTCCAATGAGAGAATTTGTCCTGCGAAGCACCTTTTCTTTGATGCTTTTGATAGACGGAACGGCTCCGGAATCGGAGTCACCCCCACCAACGGCGTTCTCGCTTTGGATAATCTCCTGCACACGTCCAAGGAGTTTACCCTCCCACTCTTGGAGTTCTTTTACGGTAAGTTCCTTCGTGATAAGTGTCTCTATCATCTTTTCCGGGTTCCCTCCGAACATCCGGTGCATCAGATAGAGGTAGGCGATTTGACGTTTCTTGTGACGCTCTGCGGTTCTGTTGTACATTTCTGCGTGCTTTTTCAATATCCGTTGACAAACTTACCTATAAGTCCCTGAATTATTTTCACGTTTTGTGAATATCTTTTGACTGAGTATAGGTATTTTAGCGACGTTAAAACGTTTTTGATATGAGTTTATTGGCATTAGCAGGATTAAGCGCTGGACTTGGAGTCCTTGGTAGCACTATAGCCTCCGCGGGGGCTTCGGCAAATGTCGGCAAGGCGAGGAAGGAGGAAAGGGATTCTTACAGGAGGGCCCGTGGATTCCTCGATTCAGAATACTATAGGGATCCTCTATCTACCGTTGGTAACAGAGCTCTCCTGAAGTCCCTTGACGAACGTGTCAGGGATAACCGGGAGGCTGTCGAGAACCAGATAGCGGCCGGGGGCGGAACAATGGAAAACCGGCTTGCCGCAATGCAGGCGGGAAACAATGCTGTAGGAAGCGTCTATACGAATCTTCTTCAGAGCGAAGATGCAAGGAGGCAGAATATAAACAACCAGAAACTCCAGCTCGATATGCAGCATTCCTCCAATATTCAGAACAGTTATCTGCAGAACGCACAGAACTGGCAGGCTTGGGGCGCCCAGATGGGAAATGCAGGGATGCAGTTTGGTTCTTCGATGCTCTTGGGGGATTCTATGGGGCTCAAACTCAAGGATATAATCGGATAAGTTATGACAGTTGAAGAAGAAAAAGAACGGATGCGCCGAAAAGTGCAGGAAATGATATCGTCCCCGACAACCGTGGAATCGCCAAGACTGTCGGAAACGCTTCCGGGGATGACACCGGAAGGGATGCCCCCATTCCCGTCAGCAGGCTCTCAGGATGCGAGCAGTATCTATCAGCGGATGCTCAACAGTCGGAGGAATGAAATACGCAAGCAGATGACCTCCGATGCCCGGATGGCGGCATTTAATTCTCTTGGGAATGTCCTGACGACTATGGTTCAGCCTCTTGGATGGGCTGCAGGGAACGCAATGGCCGGCGGTGGAACTCCCGGAGCAACCTCTGGGGTTCAGCCTTATGACAACCGCCAGTATCTTGAAGCCTTCAATCGTGCCATAAAAGCGAGCGATGACCTCCGGAACATCGGTACAATGGAAGATGAATACCGCTTCAAGCTTGCGGATGAAGAAGAGCGTCGGCAGCGTGCACTGGCCGATTATAGGTCCAAGGCGGAACTTGATGCTAAAATCCAGTCGGATTATGCGAAAGAGCGTCACGCAATCACAATGGAAGAGATTGCTGCGAGGGGTGATGTCCAGATGCAGGTTGCTGCTATCAAGGCGAGCAAAGTTACAAAAGATGGGAGGCCGATATCTGAGGATCAGCTCAAGACCGCTCGCACACAGTGGTATAGATACCTTGGGCGGTATTGGGATGACCTGGGACGAGGAATTCAGAGGCGGGAAAAAAATGGCCCCTTATCCTTTAGTCAGTTCCTTACCAGTGACGAGGGAGGAGGATATAAGGTGGATATGGACGGGAGCGAGAGTGTTGTGGCTCCCTATGTCGGGAATGGGAGTTCACAGCCCTCAACAAGTACATCGAGTGTGACGGATCCTTATCTTCAACAGTAAAAGAAACATAACCTATGCCTAACGAAACAAGGAAGTGGCTGTATGACCAGCTGGCAGCAAGGGGGGTAAATCTCGGAACTTACGAGCAGTATGAAAAGGCTTTTGAGGACGAGAAAAACATAAAGTGGTTCTATGATACCGCCGTAAAGAAGGGCTTCAATATGGGGACCTACGATCAGTTCGCTGGAGCGGTTAAGTCCACAACTACGTCTGCAACGCCCGCTTCAAAGGAATCGGGGAAGCCGGCTTTATCTATGCGGGAAACAAAACCTTCCGCAGTAATAACAGACGATGAACCGGTTGAGGGCCTGGCGTCTGAGCCTTCTATTATTTCGAAAATCAAGGCAAGGAGGGCACAATCAAATGTACAGCAGGCGCCTATAGTCCCTACGGCTCCTGTAGATTCTGTCAATGCGGAAGTCTCAACACCCGACGATATTCCGGTTGAAACAAACCGATACCTCAACGGTAGGGGGAATCCTTACGAGGGGTATTCCCTTGAACAACTTCAGGATTTTCAGGCTGGTGCTGACGAGGATATTGCCTTCCTGAACGAGTATCAGAAGAAATGGGATGAATACCAGTCGGATGTCGATAATGACCTTGTCGGACCGGAGGTCGACGCCAAGAAGAGATGGTTGGACAATAATAACGAACGTTACCGTAAGGCAAAGGTTAAGGATGCACAGATCCGGGACGCTATCGGCAAACTTGTAATACCCGGTCAGTTGGAAGAGCTTGATGCGGTAGAGAAGGAATATATGAGCCACGTCAACCGCAAGGTCATCAGTACTGGCGGTATGGCTCCGGGGTACGACGCATCGAGGCAGGTTTCGGATGAAGGGGAATCCTCACTTTATGAGTCCGCGGCATATATGGCTGATATGACAAGGCAGGTCTTAAAGCAGGGCAGTAAGTGGGATAAGGGATATGGCAAAGGGCCCCTCAGTGATATATGGACAGCCTTTAAGCAGTTCGGTCTTGACGGTTTGAGAAATATAGACCTCGGTTCGTTTACGATGGGCGGAACTGAAGGAACGGCTCTGATTCGGGCAAGAAAGGCCGGCGACCATTCCAACGAGATTACCGACCGCGTTCTTAAGGATATGGGTCACGAGGAGGATGCGGATTCGCTTCTTGCGAACCTGAATGAACTCGGACAGAAGCTGTCACCGATGATTGATGAACTCAACGTCGAGTCGAATCAGCTGAAGGCGATGGCTGCCACTTATGAGAGTATGGTGAAAAGTGGCGCAGATCCCGCCGAGATTGATGCTTATGCGAAAAAATATAATACAAAGCTCAAGGCATACAATTCTCGGATTGAGAAAGAATACAATCCGTTAGCCAAGCAGTACGAGGATTCAGAGAGAGAATACAACAACATTCTCTCTGCCATCGAGATGGCTCTTGAGAAGGACCTTTCTGAGGGGGAACACGCCCTTCTTGATTCTTTTGCGAGATTTACCAATGCACAGTCGCTCCGTGAGGGAACCGTTTCCGTTGCGTCGCAGGCGGGTCAGGGGGCGGAACAGTCCGCGGAATTCATGCTTGACTTCTATCTTACGGGAGGTCTTGAGACTGTCGGAACAAAACTCGCAACGAACTGGACTGCCAAGAGTCTTCTGAGAAAGTATGAGAAGGAACTTGTCAAGAAGGGAATCCGTGGAGCTATAGGCGAAATCCGCCCGGTAATGAGCGCCATAAAGCCATCGCTCGGGAAGAAGTTCGTAACCGAAATGGGTGTCGCTCTTGCACGAGAAGCCATTCTCGTCCCTCGCAACCTTTCCGCTTACGGAGAGCAGTTGATTCAGATGACGGGGCGCGACAATTTCGGACGATACAATTTTGACCGCAGTCACCTTAATGCCGCTTTTAATACGGCCCTTACACAGTATATTGAGTATTGGTCGGAGGGATTCGGGGGATATTTCGGAGAGGCCGAGAAGGCGGTGTTCAAGAATATATTCCACAGGGCACCTGCGACAGCCATCGGTAAGACTCTCACAAAATATCGTGGCAGTCTTGGCAGTTTCTTTGACCGCGCACATTTTGACGGTCAGATAAACGAAATGCTTGAGGAGGTTGTCGGTTCTACATTCAACGCCCTTGCAGGATGGATGTCCGGCGATAAACTCGGTGACAGTGAGGCTCTTAAGGATTTCTTCTCCGGTGAACAGCTTGCAACATTATACTTCTCCTTCCTTCCGATGACGCTTGTCAGCGGGGTCGGGAATATCAAGGCGTATCACTCGATGCGTAAACGTTTTAACGATTCCCTGACTGTTCTCAATCCTTTCATCAACAGCGGGCAATTGAATCGCGAAGACCTTGATGAACTGGTTGATACGATATCCAGTAAGACGCCGGAACAGATAAAAGACAAGATTGTAGAGTTGACCGATAAAGTCCGCAAGTCTAACGGCGGCAAACTCCCTGTAAAATTCGCACAGTCCCTCGTTGGATATTGCGAAGGTGCATTCTCTATGCAGATGGATTATGAGACTTGGGAGGATTCGGAGGACAAGGTCAGAATAGCAACGGCCTATTCCGACTTCTATGCGCATCCGGATATCGTTCCCGGCGATGTTTGGGAACTTGAGCAGGCTCAGACGCAGGCCCGTTCCGCGGCGGAGAAACTCGGCGTAAGTGCAGATATACTTGACCGGGACCCTTATGAGATTGTTAGGGAGGCGGATAAATTCAGAGCGAATGGAATCGATGACGTTGCCGATGCTCTTATGGAATATGCGGTGGCCTGTTCCAACACGAAGGGGCTTGAGGACGGATACAAGGAAAAGACAAATCAGGTAGCGGATGAGATCGACCGCCTTGCGAGAACCGATTTCAATATAGATGGTAACGTACTAATGGCCAGTATGTCTGTCCCGGACGGAAAGGGAGGAACTAACCCTGTGCGTGTTCTCATAAAGTCCAAGGATGCTAAGATTGGACTTGGCGGAAGAATTGCCGTGTCAACAGGCGTTGACGGGGTGGTTGCCGTAGCGCAGAGCCTGAATGGGCAACCGACGACAGTCAAGGCCGGTCAGCTATCTGAGCCTGTCGCCGTTCCGGTGGGGGACTTCGTCGCGATGACTCAGCAGACGTACAGGGAACAACGTGCAGCTGAGTTCGAGGAGTCCAAGAACACCGTAGGACTGTCAGGCAGGATATCCGCCCTGAATTCTGTCGTCGGTCGGACGATTCTTATTGAGGATGGGGCCGGGAATGTCAGTCCCGTGACGGTAATGAGTATTGATGGAATGAAGGAAACGGTTTCTGTCAAGGAACCTGGGACAAAGGGCGCAGCTCGTTCTTTCGATATTTGGGAACTCTATGAAATAGCGCAGAAAGACCCTGCAGGAGACCTCGTTTTGGACCCCACCGCGCCAGAAAACAAACAATCGCAGGAATCTTCTATGCCCCCGGCTGACCAGCCGGAAGCGGCACCGCAACCTTCCGTAACTCCGGCACAGCCAACTCCCGACGGCGCTACCGTTACTCCTGTTCTTGCTCCGGAAGAACACCTTGGAGAAGATGTGGAGGTCGTGCTTGATGGCAACCGCAGGACCGTCACCATTCTTGATGTGAGTGGCGGGAATGTGTACTATGAGTTTGAGGACGAGAATGGGGATACGCAGACGCGCTATCTCCCTTACAACGACTTCATGTCTGCCATGGAAGGAGTTAATCCTCCAGTAGTGGAGACTCCTGCAGAACAGCCGCAGGCTCCAGCCGCAGAGGAAACTCCTGCAGAGGAGCCCCAGCTTCCCGAATCCAAGATTCCCGTTGACCCCAAGACTGGAAAGAAAATCTACGACGCCCCCGAAGTGACACCGGAAATGGCTTATGATGCCCTCTACGGTGATGAAGAACTTACCGAAGATGATGTCCCCGGCATTGACAGTTTCGTAGTTGAGAGGTCAAAGGCGGCGACCAGGGCATACGAGAAATCGAAAAAGAAGATTGATGACGCGGATTCGAGGATAGAAGATGCCAGAAAACTCCCCCGCGAGAATGGAGAGGATATCGACGATTGGAAACAGCGTCGCAAGGACGAGGTTGAGAAGATTGAGAAAGAGGTGGAGAAGGAGCGTGAGGGTCTGCCTGAACTTGAAAGAAAAAAGAATTTCTGGGACGAACTCCGCGCTGTTGCCGATGATAATATTGCGGAACGCAAGGAGAAGGAAAGAATTCAGAAGCTTGTTGATACGTATGGTGTTGATATTTCCAAGTTCAGTCTTGAGCCGCAAGGGAAGTATGAATACATCGCAAATGCCCTGAGCGAGTTCTTCCGCAAAGGTGGCCGAATCACTTGGGATTCAGTCCTTGCGAGAATCGGTAATAATCAGAGACCTGATTTGAATGAATCGGGCTGGGCCCTCTGGGGCTTGAGCAGTAAGTCCGATGCGTGGCCTCTTGACCAGTTCGTTCACGATGCTCTTGTTAACGGGCGGGAGGTAAAGGACGAGGACCAGGCGGATGTTATGGACTGGATCTGCGAAGATGTTTTCAAAGCAATGCGTCCGGGCGAATTGTTCAATTATATCTTCAACAATCGCCTTAACGCAGCCCTCAAGGAAAAGGATTATGTCGAGGGGGCAATTGAACTTGAGCAACAGAATGGCGCAAGCTCCGAGACGGAGACCGCAGAGGAAGTAGTGGACGACCTGCCGGAGGCAGAAGAAGAAACCATTCCTGCCGAAGAAGCAGTAGAAGAAGCACCGGAGGGAACGGCCGTGCCGGAGGTTGAAGAACCCGTAGCCGAACCTGCAGAACCGGAAGCACCTACTGCCGAAGATGATATTCTCCTTGAAAACGAGACACAGGAAATACGCGATGCTGTTGACAATGTGGTTTCCGGAAAGGACACAAAGAAGCGCGAAGTCAAGAGCACGCTCCCCGACGATTTCACTATTGGCGGAATGGATGCAAATTCATACATCCGTAGTCGGTATGACCGCTTTAAGGCACCGCTTGAAAAGAGGCGCGAGGAAATCCGCAAAGAGTATGTTGCTTATCGTACACGAGTAGAGAACGAAGCAAGAGCCGACATTCTGCGGAATAATCCTCAAATCAAAGAGGATAATCCATATCTCCCCGACTATGTAAGCGAAGAAGCAAACAAGCGTTTGAAGAACGACGAACAGTTCAACGCGCTTGATGCTCAAATCAAAGCCATAGATGACGAGATTGGGAATTACCAGACTCGCAGGTATAATGCTTTGGCGGCTATCGAGGAAATCTATGAATCTCAAAAGCCTGCGGAAACGCCTGAAAATAATGCCCCGGAAAGTTCCGAAACTCCCGGAAATTCCGTACCTTCGCAAGAGGAGGAAACTCCTGCCCAGCCGGAAGGACCGCAGATGCTCACGGAGGATGAAATCCGTAACTCCGGCTTCGCTGACGAGGACGTAATTGACGCGGCCGTAGACTATATTAACGGCAACCACGGCTTTGCTGAAACCCTTGCTTATAATCAAATTGAAGAATATGTTAGATCTCAACGCAGCACAACTGAACAAACTGGCAGCAATGCCGACCAAACACAGCTGGATGGCCCAGTGGTTCGCACTGGAGGGATGGCAGCAGAGCAGAGTGGAAGCCAACCTGGCGAATTGGGTGGAAATCAAGAGACGGGAGCTTCCGAGCGGATTCCTGGCTCTGAGAATGGCGGCGTATCTGCTGGAGTACGAGGCGCTGCAAATGCTCAGGGAACAGGACTACCGTCTGATGTACAGGATTCCGGAAGTGAACGACGTGGAGGAAGCAATCGCGCTGGCCAAAGCGGACGATCATCTGATGACCGAGGAGCAGGAAGCCAATCTGCGCCTGTCGCTGGACAATCTGGTGAACAAGGGACTGCAACCCAAACCGGAAGTGCTGGATTGGGAGACGCAGGACGAGAAAGAAATGTGGACCAGGGCAGAAGTGGAGCAGGAGTACGAGGCGGGCAGAATGAGCAAGGAGCGCAGGGATTGGCTGATGCTCAACCTGCCAGAGCAGAAATAGAAGCCGGTTCTACCGATATTGAAGCCCTTGGTGGCGAATTAGAAGACCTTCTCAAACAATTCAGCAACACTACTCCGTCCATTGACAGAGACATCAATGGATTGGATTCAGTGTCCTATTCCGTAGACACCAGCGGAGACGAGGAAGGAAGCCTGTCCCGAAAACAGCCCAAGCGCCCCACCGCTCCGCTTTCCCTTGAGGGCATGACGCCCCAGCAGATGCAGCTTGCAGGAAAGATTCTGTTCTCCGCCGCTAAGCTGGGTTACGCCTTTGCCAAGACCGAGGGCCTTACCACCTACAACGACTTCCACCGTTGGTTTACGGGTAAGTTTGGCGATGCCGTCATGAAGGGCCTCAACTACAACGAGACCTCCCTTGATGCCTTCATCCGTGAGGTATGGAATACCAAGATGAAGATTGACGGAGAGCGCCTTACCCTTGAGCAGCATTCCCAGGAACTCCATAACGCAGAACTCCGCGAGCAGTCCAAGAAATCCGATGATGAGCGCACCCGCTTGCAGAAGGAAGCCAACGAGAAGAAGATTCCGTTCAAGGCAGCCAACCGCAAGAACATAGCAGAGGCTCTGCCTAAGCTTATCCCCGGCCAGTGGGATGACGTGGTAGCCATTGAACGTCAGTTCTTTGACCCTTCCCACAACGACTACGACCATGCCTACGGCAAGGGTATGCTCATTACCAACGGCACCGGCACAGGTAAGACCTTCACCGGCCTTGGTGTTATCAAGCGTTTCCTTGACCAAGGCAAGGGACGCATCCTCCTTGTTGCACCTGCATCCATGACGGGTGAATGGGTGGACAAGGCTAAGATTATGGGTATCACAGCTACCAAACTTGCCAACACCAAGGATAAGGGCAAGGGCGTTGTGGTTACTTCCTACGAGAACTTCCGTGAGAATCGCGCGCTGTATGAGGATGATTTTGACCTTGTTGTCTACGACGAATGCCAGAACATCATCGAAAACCAGAAGGGTGAAGATACTCTTGCCTTTGAGGCACACAAGCGCATTACTAACAAGAACGTGGAGGAAGCTATGGACAGGCTGGTTGCAAATACGCAGCCTGGACGTAGAAAGTTTGAACTTGAGCAGGAGAACGACCGACTGGAAACCGAACGCAAGAAACGCTCAACAAGGGAGTCTCGTATCAACGAGATTATTATCCGGCAGCGTGAGATTGAGCAGGAAATCCAAGACCTCGACCGCCAGATTGCTCTTCTCAAGCCTTCTTTCCAGCAGAAAGCGGAAGAAGCCGTAAAGAAGACCAAAGTGCTGATGCTGTCGGCCACCCCGTTCAATACCGTACAGAACCTCAAGTTTGCGGAAGGATACATCTTCCAATATCCCAAGGTATTCAAGTCCGACGGAACGGAGGTGCTTGACGAAGCATCCCGCCAGAGCGCCTTTGTGACAGAGTGGTTCCGTGGTGACGAGCCCATGGAAGACATGGAGATTGCATTCGGCGACCATCTTCTTGACGAGTTGGAGACCGCATCGTACCGCGAACTGGAGAACGGCTTTGACCATTCCCGTGACTTCCCGGATGTAAGCGGCAATGTGATGGCATCCCGCTTCAATGCGGCATGGCAGGCTATTCAGAAAGACCCCCGTTTCCAGGAACTCCGAGAATACACCAAGCTCCTTACCGACCCCACATGGACCACCCAGCTCTTTGAGACCATGAAGGTGTCTGCCATCCGCGAGCGCCTGAAAGAGCATCTGGACGCAGGCCGTAAGATTGTTATCTTCCACGATCGCGTCCACGAAACACAGTCTACCGAGAAAAGACCTGCTGTGGGGCCTCCTTTTGCAACCGTACTGGAGCAGGCTTTGCTTGGTTCAAAAAATGGCAAAACTCCTGTTACAGCAATAGCAGAGTTCCGTCAGCGCTTTGCTGACGTGCTGGCGTGGGAGCAAACTCTGGACTACCGACCTGTTCATGAGCAGATTGTAGACCTCTATGCAACCGATGCAGACCGTGCGACCTTTGCGCGCGAAATGGAGGAATACAACCGTAAGATGCAGCAGTGGCAGCAGGATGTGCAGGAGTTTGAGCGCAGGAACCCGCAAATGACCCCGGAGGAGCTTTACGAGAAGATGCCCAAGGCCCCCAAACGTCCTCAACTCAAAGCCGAATCTGTAGCCGTTTACAACGGCGAGAAGACCAATGCCGAGAAAGATGCCGCCAAAGCCGCTTTCAATGACGATAACAGCAAGGTGAAGATTATCTGCGTTACCACCCGCTCCGGCGGTGCAGGTCTTTCCCTGCACGATACCACAGGCAAGTTCCCGCGTGTAATGATTCAGACGGCTCTGCCCGTTTCCCCTATCGGATTCATCCAGGCAGAGGGCCGTATCTTCCGCTGGGGCAACCAGAGCAACGCCGTGTTTGAGTACCCTCGTTTGGGTATTAAGCTGGAGGCGCAAGTCTTTGCTGAGCAGTTCAATGCCAAGGCAGAGACCGTGGAGAACCTTGCTCACGGATTCCGTGGCAGAGGTCTCAAGGATTCCATTATGACTGGATTCTGGGAGAACACCGGCAACGTCCCCATTGACGGACAGGGTATCGGCGGTGTGGAAATGGATAAGCGAGGCAACACCCTCAAGGGCATGGCCAAGGCAAAGCATGACTATGGCGTAGTCCAGCGCAAGGGCGTAGAGGAAGGAGACACATCCATCCCTGAACCCGTTGGCTTCAAGATGGCTGAATGGGCCAAGGCGCAGGCTGGAGACAGCGCCCTTATCCCGTTTGCAGGACGTGGCTCTATCGCCCGCTATGTCCCAAAGGGCGTGTCAATCTCTGCCCTGGAAGACAACGTATCCCTGCAATCCGACCTTATGGTCACTTCCGGCGGTGCCGACTTTAAGATTCGTGAGGGCAACTTTACGGAACTGAACATGATAAACAAGGCCGACGTGGTGCTTCTGAGTGGAGCTACCGACCAGGGCGGTCTTGACCAGATTGATACCTTCAAGAAAGGCTTCGGGCACTTGTCCGAAGGCGGACGTCTCATTGCCATTGTTCCCGATAATGCAGCAGCCAACAACGCAATTGCAGAGATAACCGGCAACCTTGGCGGTGCGCTCCGTGCCACCATCAAGGTACGCAACGAGGCACTTGACCGTGGAGAGGGTACTTCCCGTATTGTCGTTCTGGATAAGATTTCCAGCCCGCAACTCCGTGCCACCGCAGGCCAGCCCGTCACCGTAGAACTCACCAACTCAACCAAGGAGCAGGTTTTTGACCTCCTGGAGAACGTGAACATTCCAGACCGTATCATTGACAAGGAGGCTATCGCTATCAAGAAACTCAATGCTCTCGGTACGGAGTTCCGCAAGAACAGATTGGTAGAGGACTATAAGATTGAAGAAAGCGGGCGTTATAAGTATATCAGATTCAAATGGCGCAGGAAACCAAACGGCTTTACTTACGCCAAACGTGGACTTGAAGTCGTTAGACGGGATTCTTATTACGATAAAGGTTCAGGTGTCTACATTAACCTTCGCGATTTTGAGAATCCTAACCAGTATCATCAGTACATCAAGGCGTATCAACTAATTGGTGAGGTATTGCAGATGGACGATGCAGAGTTCCGTAAGTTTGCAATGATTGATAGTAGCGCAAAAGCGGAAGACGTAGATGCACTCCGTGACCTGTATCGTCTGTATCAGAAGATGATCCGTGCAGCCTTCGGTCTTACTGATTCCCAGATTCGTCGTGTCTTGCAGGGTATGCGTCCGGATGTGAGCGCTTCCGATATTGAAACACTGAACAGCTATGAGGAGTTGCGGGCCAAGTTTGAAGCGGCCAATCACGATGACCAGGAGCGCCAAGACCTCTACGATAAGATTGCACCCATCGGCGAGCAGTTGGGCCTTACCATCGGTGCAGAGGCGATGGACCGAGACTTCCTGGGTGGCTATAACAACGTGGACAACTCACTCAAGGTAAACAAGCTCCGCTGGAACACCATCAGTGACGACAAGCGGGCTACCACCCTTCTGCATGAGTTCATCCACTCCGTGACCGTCTATGCGCTGGCCGCATACAACACCAATGCTCCGGGCGTTTCCGATGCGCTCTTTACCGCCGCAAAACTTGCGTCCGACGTCTTTGACCAGGTGCAACGTGGCGCAGCGCAGGATGTCCGTCCGTTCACCGGCTTCTACGCCATTGAGAACGAGAAGGAAATCATGGCTGAAATGGCCAATCCGGAGTTCCGCGAAAAGCTCAAGAACCGCCGCATGTGGGTGCAGCGCTCTCCCCGTGGCATCCGCGTGTCCGGTGCCGAAATGGAAGGTGCCGAGCTGACCAACGCTTGGGCGCTTCTGAACGAGGCCCTGGACGGCATGCTCAAGAACTTTGACAAGTCTTTGTTCGACCGCTTCCGTGGCCGTGTAAACGACTTCTTCTGGGAAGTAGACCGCGAGGGTAAACCTACCCGTGAAGCAGATGGTGGAAGGGCTGATGAAAATACAGAAAATAATACTAACTTTGTAGACAATGACAGAGTACGAAGCATTCAAACAGGAAATGGAGAATCGGCCCAAGGAGACTTGGGAGCGGTTTCAGGGAACTTTGACGGAAGTGGAAGCGGAAGCCTGGGCAGCGAGACAGCCGAGGCTGAACGAGAAGCTTCTGCGCGCCGGCTGGATGTGTTCCAGAGAGGGCTTGCCGCTGAACGAAGCAAATATCTGGAAGAAGGTAATCGAGCAGGTGGGAACCGAACCGATGAGACAGATAGCGATGCTGAACGGGACTCCGGCAGAACATCTCCGAGAGAAGCGGCTAAAGAAGCTCTTGTCCGAGTGGCAAGAGAAAATGGACTCTTTATCGAGCCGTCGGAATTAAGGGAAAGATTCGGGAGAGAGTATGACAAACAAGGGTATGAGAGTGTTACCCTTGTCAGCGACGATGGTAAAGTCTTCACAAAACTTAAAGACCCATTCCGAGTCTATACTAAGTTTAATGATACTCATACCCCATTCGATGTTGTCAATGAGGTCGTAGCCCATAATGTAATTTTCCAGGATACGCCATATCGTTTCCTTGGGGTCACGGTAGAGGACGGCAGGCCACGCCTTGTCCTCCAGCAGGATGCGGTTAAGCATAACGCCGACGTGCAGATAAGGCAAATGGCTGCTTGGTTTGCCGGGCATGGATTTGACTTTAATCGGTGGTCAGAAAACGCCTCTGATGGAAATGTGAAAATTAGCGATATTGACGGGAAAAACGTATTTGTCACTCCGGACGGGAGTGTCCGTGCGATTGACCCGATGATTCACTTTTTGAAGGAAGCTGATGCTGCAATCAAGAATCTAAGGAGAAGGCTTGCCGGTCTTGGGAATGTGGATATAAGCGCCCATAGCAAAGAGCATCCGCTTATGGCGGATATTACAAACGCATACGAGCGCTATGAGTATGAGAGTGATGATACGAACTGGCTTGAGAAGGCAGAGGAGTTCTATGAGTTCCTAAAGAGAATCCGTCCGGAACTGAATGATGCCGAACTTGGGAGCATTGAGGATAATGTAGCCGATGAAATAGACCGCATATTATCTTCTTATCCGGACCTGGGCAAAATATCGACTTATAAAGATTTCTTTGATTACGATATTCATGGTCTCTACTCCGTGGCTTCTTCCTATGTTGATAAGCCAGTTCGCAAAGAAGTAGCCATCGCCACCGACGAAGAAGCCAATGCAGATAACCTTCTTTATCGCGAGGATCCGACCGCTGCCCGCGTGCGCCAAAAGGAGGACCCGAAGAAGACGATAAAAGTCTATAAGCTCATGCGTCTCGGGGGTGATGGAAAACTTTATCCTTTGTTCATTGATTCCTCTGCTGGTATATCCATTGGTGAATGGTATGACGCGGAAAGTCCGGACCTGGACTTCTTGAAGAAGATTCCTTCCGGTGTGTTCCTTGTCAACCCTGCTGACGGTAGTTATACAAGCCTTGAAGATTACGCAAACGAGCATGGCTTCAAGGCTGGCAAATTCCCCCCGAAGGACGCTATCAACGAAGCTTCCGTAAACGGGATGCGCTGGGTTAAGATAACCGACACCGAAAAGGGTCAGCGCAGATACGAAGGAGAGAACCGGAAGTATGAGAACATCGGCATCAACGGAAGTGGAAGCGTATCCACCTTCGCTATGCGCCCTGGCTGGCATGCTGGTTCTCTGCCGACAATGCGACAAATCGGGAAGGGGGCGCAGAGAAACCTCCGTGATGATAGTTTTGTATGGGTTGAAGGTGAAGTGCCCGCAGATGTGGATTACAATGCCGAGGCTCAGTCTAATCCCGATAACGACATACCTACCCATATCCCTACGGACGGATATTATATGAAGTCCACGAATGCCAATGCGAAAGCGGCGCAGGCTGACAAGGTTGGCTGGTATGTGGCAGGCTCGTTCAAGGCCAATAGGATTATTTCTGACGCAGAGGCAAGAGCTGTCATTAATGAATACAATACGTCGCACCAGGAACAGGAACCTGTCGAATACGACTACGCACGTGAAAGCGGTAAGGAGTTCACCCCGGAAGAGCGCAGAATCTCCGCCGCCGAGCGCGAAGTCACCAACGCCACCCTTGACCGCATGTCGGGCGAACTCGGCATGAAGATTAACCGCGTTGGCCGCTCTGAAATGCCCCGTGGCCACAAGTCCGACAAGGGTTACTACAACCCCAGCACCGGCGAAATGACCATCTGCATGGACAACGTGACGGATGAGCGCGATGCCATTGCCACCGTCCTGCATGAGACCGTCGGCCACCACGGACTGCGTAAGCTCTTTGGCGACCGCTTCAACGACGCCATGGCCCGTATCTACGCCGCCCTGGACCAGAAGGGACGCACCTGGGTAAACGCTTACATCGCCCGCCACCCCAATGCGGACAACACCCGTGCCGTGGAAGAATACCTCTCCCACCTTGCGGAGAGCGGGAACTTCAAGAATACCGTCTGGGACAACATCAGGCGTATCATCGGCAGGATAGTGGATGCTCTCTTCGGCACCCACGGCTTCCTTCTCACGGACAATGAGCTGAACTACATTCTCCGTGCCTCCTACGAAAACCTCAAGAACCCGAACTGGCTGAACACCGTGGAAGGCCGTGCCTTTGACACCCTTCTGAAACGCCAGCTTGGAATCAACGAGGCCGACCCGAACAAGCCCACCGACCCGCAGGGGCCGGATGCAGGCAACCTTTACAGGGACGGAGACACGGGCGTAGCCAATGACGACTATAACCTTGCCGTAGATTCTTGGGAAAACAAGATGTTCACCGAGAACCAAGATGCGGATCGCCCCGTGAAGATTGGTATGGACAAGGTGATGAAGGAAAAGGGAATCAAGTCCATCTCCGAGGATGAGGATTACCTTACCCGACATAACATCGCCAGCAGCCGTGCCGAGAGCCAGGCGCACGAGTTTGAACTGTTCAGGTTCAACCCCCTTCTGGAGCAGGTACGTGCCATCCGCGACCGCATTATCAAGGGAAAGTCTACCAAGAGTTCCCGCGAGGAAGCCTATGAGCGCATCCTTGACTATATGTATGGCGTCTCCGGCCTTGAGCGTAATGCCTACAAGAACGCAGAGATTGAGCAACGGAAGCAGGATGCACTTGCCGATGCTGCCGCTGCCGGAATAACCGACCCGGCCAAGCTCGCAGAGATAGAGAAGAAGTACGAGGACATGAAGAAAGATTGGTCCGGTCTTACTTCTCTTATGGGCCTACCTGCCGCACAATGGAGGGTGGCAGAAGCAAGGGCGCAGGCGATGGTGGACGCTTTCAGGGCAGAGGTTGGAGACGATGCTGTCCTTGACGAGCTCTGGAATCGCGTCCGTGCATGCACCGACTTCTCCTTGGAGCACGCTTACAAGTACGGTCTATTAACCCGTGATGAGTTTGAAAAGCTCCACGGCACCGACACCCAGCCCCGCATGTGGGAATACTATCTCCCGCTCCGTGGATTCAATGAGACTACGGCAGAGGAACAGTTCAGCTATGCTAACTTCGTGAACCCTTCCCGCAACAGCGTTGTGGTGAAGAAGATGAACGGACGTTGGACCAAGGCTGACAATCCGCTGGCCAATATCCTTAATATTGCAGAGACCGAGATAGTCCAGGGACTTGACAACTGGGCTAAACAGGCGCTCTACCGCTTTACGTTGAATGCCGGAGAGAACACCCTTCTCTCCGACGCTGAGCCGTGGTACGTAAAGGATCCAGCCACAGGCAAGTGGAGTATGGCCGAGCCTTACGACGGTGAATCCCTTGAGGACTTTGAGAAGCGGATGCAGCAGAACAGGTCGCTGGAACCGAAGAACTACAAGAAGGGACGCCGTGGCCTCAAGCTGGAGAATATCATGGCGAACAAGGCCCACCGCAACGAACACGCCATCCATCTTAAGGTGGGCGGCGTTGACAAGATGATCTGGGTGAACGGCAATCCGGCCATTGCAAGAGCCGTCTCCGGCATCGGGCGTGCGCAGAATATGCAGTGGCTCCGCAGGGCATCCCGGGTCCTTTCGAACCTCTTTACCACCTACTCCCTTGATTTTACAGCCAAGAACCTTATCCGCGACACGGTGTACTCCAATATCGCCCTCCACGTAAAGGAGGATAGGGCTTACAGGCATCGGTATCACAAGAACTGGGTCTCCAACTTCGGTTATGGAGCCTTTGCCTACCCTATGGTACGCCTTGCAGCAGAGTGGGACAGTGGTAAGCTCCAGCAGAAGGATAAGGCCGGCACGCTGTCCAAGCGCGAGCAGGATTTCCTTAACTTCATGCGTGACGGGGGGCAGACAGGTTACACCATCATCAATTCCGTAAGTCAAATCAAGAAGGATCTTGAGCGCTCTATGCGTCGTGCTGGGGATAAGCCCGGGACAGTTCCTATTTTTGGCTGGTATGCCAAGGCCGTCAAGACGCTGAACGAGGGCTTTGAACTCCTTACACGTTTCACGGCCTATCAGACCTCCCGTGATATGGGGCGCAGCGGACAGAGAGCCGCATCCGATGCAAAGGAAATCTCCGTGAACTTCAACCGCCGTGGCGCGCAGTCCGGTGATGGAGTATGGGGCAATATTGCAGCCTACCTGGGCGCTACCCACTATTTCTACAATGCCGGCGTGCAGGGCTTTGATAACTTCTTGGGCCTGTTCAAGAAGAAACCGTACAAGATGAGCGCCATTACCGCAGGCTTTGTGATGATGGGTGTGCTTACTCCGCTTATCAACTCCATGCTGGCAGGTCTTATCGGCGGTGGAGACGGAGACGATGACTGGTACTGGAACCTGCCCGAATGGGTGCGCAGGAACAACCTTGTAATCGGTACGGGCAAGTGGTATGTAGCCCTTCCTCTGCCCGTTGAGTTCCGTGCGCCTTACGGAATCGGCGACATTGCCGGAGCGGCCTTTGCTTTTGACAAGTATCCCAACCGCCACTTCGGCAACGTAGCCGGAGACATTGTGGCTACCGCGTCCGGCATCCTTCCTGTCAACCCCGTTGAAGGTTACAACAGTAACGGCAACATTGGTGATGCCGTTATCCGTGCCGTCGCTCCCGATGCAGGAATGTTCTTCGTGGATTGGGCCACCAACCGTGATTACACTGGACGTCCGCTTTGGAAGGAGAATCCTTTCAGCGATACAGTTCCTAAGTCACAGGGCGCATACGCCAGCACCCCGAAGGGCATTGTGGCAGCTTGCCAGAAGCTCGCAGAAGTATCCAACGGCTCTATTGACATAGCCCCCGGCGTTGTTCGTGACTTCATGAATAACTATGGTGGTGGTTTCTTCCGCGCCGCAGAGGATGTTTCCAAGCTCTTGTTCACGGATGAGGAAAGACCTCGCAGATGGGACAACGTACCGTTCTTTAGCGGATTCACGGGCCACATTGACGAAGACCGCAGCAACTCCTTTGCACAGGGAGCCCTCTATGACTACAAGAAACTCTCCGAGGATAACGTAAAGGATATGAATGCTATTCTCAATACGGACGATGTGACCTCCGCAGTTCTCTACGATGAGCCGGAATCCCTGTACGAGCGTGAGGGCGTGACTGTTCTCCAGAAGGCCAAGATTAAGCGGATGCTGGACAGCAAGGACTATGCGCTTGGCAAGATGTACCGCGAAGGCATGAACAATAAGTACAAGATGAAGCAGAGCTTGAAGGACGGCCATTGGTACAAGTCCCGCGAAGTGGAACGGAAAGGCGTGAACGCGCTTCGTCAGGAATGGAAAGACCTCCGCGACCAGTGGGCCAAGATGCCGGACAAGACGGAGGAGCAGAAGTCCGCGAAGGCCGAAATGGATTTGAAGGTTCAGGAAGCCTGGCATCTTTACTACGATGCAATGGGAGACCTTGCAGAAAAACTCATGGATTACGAATACAACAAGTAAGATATGAAACACATAACCGAAACAGACATAAGGGTCCTGCGTTCCAGAGCGGGCAGGACCCCCAAGCCCAAGACCAAGGTTGGGATTGACGGTGTTCCGCAGCTGGTGGGGAATTCTTTCAAGGTAACGAAGGAGTCCCTGGATATACTCACCTATGCCGGGCAGTGCCACGGCTCTTTCCTTCCCTTCTGCAAACAGTCCGATGATGCTGCGGATATGTATAAAGGCAAGCAGTGGGGTGAAAAGGTTACCGTAAGGGACCGATTCGGACGCGAAGAAACCATTACGGAAGAGGAATACATCAAGCGCCAGGGCCGTCCTGCGCTCAAGTACAACCTCATCCGCCCCATTATCCGTAACGTGCTTAGTCAATTCCGCGCTTCGCCATACAAGTCTGTGGTATACTCCTCGGACGAAGGCGGGCAAGCTGCCGCTGATGCTATGAGCGTGAAGCTGGAAGAAACGCTCCGGTACAACGATTCCGTGGAACGGGATGCAAGAGAATACGAATCCTACCTTGTCACAGGAGCCGCAATCTTCATCACCGGTTATAGCTATGATTCAGAACTGGGGCAACCGATAGCCTGGTATCGCCCCGTCGATTACCACCGTTACTTCCGGAACCCGGATGCGGCAGATGTGGCCGGAAAGGATGTTCACTTCTGCGGTGACTTTGTTGACCTCCCGCGTGAGGAAATCAAAAGCATGTACGCCCATAACAAGGCCCAAGAGGATGAACTTGAGGAAATCTACTACCACGACAGCCTTGTGCTTCCTGTCATGTACAACTCCTTTGTGGAGTCCAATCCTGCTGCAAAAACTTTCCTTGGCGGAGCCAACAATGGCACCGGGCGCGTCATTCGCGTTTGCCGACTTGAAGGTGGATGGGACCTTACCGTCCACGACTATGCCGACGCCTCCTTTGAGACCTATTCCCTGCGTGAGTTCCCCAATAAAGAGAAAGAGATTGAAGCAGAGATTGACCGCCGCAAGAAGATGGCAGCCGATAAGGGTGTAGACTACGAGGATACCGCCAACCAACTCAAGATAGTGTATGAGAAGAAGTATATCCGTCGCTGGATGTACTATCACCTTTCCCCTTGGGGCCACATTCTTTGGCAGGCGGAGAACCCATACAAGCACAACTCCCACTGCTATGTGACCAAGTTCTATCCGCTGTTCCAGGGGCAGGTGTATGGCATGTCATACGACCTTAAAGACCCTCAGCGCATGGTAAACCGCATGATTATCAATCTGGACTTCGCTATGGCTGCAAGCCAGCAGGGTGTGCTTCTTGTGGATGAACGAGCCATTGCCGACGACTTTGATCTGGAAGACATTGCCGAGGAATGGACAAAGTATCGTGGCGTTATCAAGATTAAGATGAAAGATGGAGCGATGGCCCCCACACAGCTTGCGGGCCACCAGGTAAACATCGGGCAGTTTGAGATGGTCCAACTGATGATGAAGCTGATGATGGATATTTCCGGTGTTCAGGGTGCCATGCAGGGGCAGGCCCCCAATGCCGGTACTCCAGCAGCCCTCTACAATCAGCAGGTGCAGAACTCTCAGCTGAACACGCTGGATTATGTGGAATCCTATGCCTGGTTCCTTGAGCAGAGGGACTACAAGCTCATCCAACTTATTCAGCAGTACTATGGAGACAGCTATTCACCCGCACCGGAAGGGGCAAGCGAAGAGGCAAAACGGTACGTGGCGAGCGTTGTCCGCAAGTACAAACTCAAAAATCAGATTCGCAAGAGCGTAGATACCGGCGTTGTGCGCCTGTTCTATCAGCAGCTTATGGCCAACCTCCTGCAGAACGGAGCCGCAACCATTAACCAGTATGCAGCCCTCGGCGTTCCATTCGGCAACGACCTTGTGCAGAAACTTAATCAGGCATCCCAGCAGATGCAGAACGGCCAGCCCGTGAGCCAGCAGCAGCTTGCCGACATCCAGGCTTCCCTGCCCCAGACTACCCCGGAAGGTATGGAGGCCGCAGTACAGTTTATGAACCGATAAATAAAGCGAGATATGGAAATAGACAGGACAATAACCAACGTTTGGACCGTCGTGATAAATGAGGAGGAAGTCCTTAACCGGTTCATAGACGAGACTATTCGCGAAGCCGAGAAGCGGGTAGGCGGCAAGGAGTTCTTTCCGGTAGCCGGAGATGATGACCGTTCCAACCTGCACCGCTACTACTGCGGTGCGCTGGCGGAGTTGTCGGCTCTACTTGCCCGTCGTACCAGAAGGGTGGGCGGCGGTATCGGCAACGAGACCGACGAGACCACAAAAATGATTACCACCACCTTCTTCATGCCGATGTCCTGCAACCACGAGGACAGCCTCTTGGAGGGGCTTGGCGGACACTGCCTTGACTTTCTTGTGGCCCGTCTCATGGAAAAATGGGTAGGGCATGGCAGTAACTACGGAGCCGAGGATGAGAAGAATATGATCCGAGAGATTATCCACTTCCGCCGTTTCCCTATCGAAAGACCTTTCAGACCCTTATAGGAGAGCCATACTATGTATACCAAACTTGTTTCAGGACAAATTATTTTCTACTTCCCCCACAAACTGCTGTTTGAGAACGTGCAGCATCAGTCGGCCTTTATGTGCAAGAACATCGTTTCCAAGGAGGGCGAAGACCTTTCCGAGCGCTTTGCCATCACGGACGATGAAAAGCCCATGTTTGAACTCTGCGTTGATGAGTCCATGCCCGACATATACGATGTGATGAAAGTGCTTACCTATAGCATATCCGACGCCTTGCACAACGCCATTACCGGAGCGGATTTTATCCAACTGAGCGAAGAACTGGTTGACCTCACGGATATTGATAATACGGAGAATTATGTAGTCCTCCGCATCAACGACCACGAGGCTTACAATCCCAATACCGTAAAGTTGGTGGATTCTGCGCTCCGCTCATCCATAGAGCAGGGTGTGCTTGCCAATTTTTACATGCGGGTAACTCACCCGGAACTTACAAAGATGGCTGCAACTATGTTTGCGGGTCAGTTGCAGGCGCTCAGTCAGAGGATTCTTCCGCTTCGGAAAAAGTCGCGCTTCCCTTAGAAGGTGGATTCGCCGCCGTTTCTTGTATGTACAGTGGAGGATATCTTGTGAGGGGTGTCCTCCACGATTTTTACCGGCTCCATCTTATTGAATGCGACATAGTTTCCGACTGCCGTGGTATCCTGGATATCGTCGTGCGTGCCTTCCATGGCTTCGATCTTCCCGCCGGGTGCATTCATCAGCCACATGGCTTCATCGGCCGCATCCTGGGAATACTCCATATAGTCCCCCTCTCGTATTCTCACGGAATAGTCATCGTAAGCCTGGTATTTGGTCTGCTTGTTCATATGCCATCCAATATGGCGTGTTTCCTTGTCTTTTGTATTATCCGGAGCAGTGCGCCTTCGATACAGGTTCTCGTAGATTCCACCGAGGGTATCAAGTACGGTGTAAGTGTGGTCGCCCTCGGATTTGTCCGCATCGTCAGACTTCTTATTCTTGGTGTCGTATGTATTGGACTCAATGACAAGCAGAGCATCATCATAGTAATGCGCGACCTGCGCGGCCCTGTAAGCGAGTATATCCGGGTCGCAGTGCATCCTCCATAATGCAGCCCTTTCCAGCGCTCCGAAGTCGCCGGCTATTGATATTCTGTCGAAGGCGGAAATGACGGACCAGTCCGCTTTGGGGCTACGGCCACCGACGTCCACGGTAACGAGAAAACGGTTCTTGACCTTTTTCCCCTCAGGGACGGCATCAGTAGGTTTAATCCAGATTTTAAGGGCTTCTTCGAGGGCGTCGTTCGCGTGCAGTTTCAGATGTTCAAGAGCCTTGGGTCCAAGTGTTGCATCGCCACGGATTTCCCCAACGAACTGCGGCTCTCTCGTATATCTCTTTAGCCAGTCGAGAAGATCTTCCGTGAAGTAACGTCCGCTCTTGGATTGAAACGCTTCCTCTGCGGTGGTAGGGTATTCGGATTTCATCTGGAAGTCGGTCCAATGGTTTTCCGCTTTGGTGCTGTTGTACCAATAGATTCCTTCCATTGTCGCGCCCTGTTCCCACTGCCACCAGTTGTATTCGCTCCACGTGGCGACGAAAGCCTCCGTGCTGGGGTATCGGTTGAACACATCGCGGGTATAACGTGAATCGACATACCACGCAACGAATACAGGACGGATGCCCTTGTTTCCCTTCTTCTTGTTTTCACAAGCCGCGAGATATTGCCTGTGAAAATAGTTTCCAATTCCCTTTGCCGTGGATTCCATTACAATCATAGTGCCCGGGACGTTGGGAACGGTGGAGTACATTGCCATAGCCATATCGTCACCCTTAACCTCCTTTGTGTCTTTCCATAGGCCGACCTCGGACATATGGACCAGCGAGAAGTCGAAGGAACGGAGGGCGTCCGGCTTTGTCGCGGAACCAATCTGGACTCTACATCCTCTTTCTGGTATTATTCTGATAAGTTCAGTGTTCTCGAATCGTTTGAAGGTCAGGCGTTGCGCCCATTTCGGCCTTTTTGATATGAGATTCTTATACATCGTGCGGATGTTAACCGCCTGAGACTGGTTGAGAGCAACGATGCAGGAGTGCCAGTTCTCGTACCAATACGTCTGGAGCCAATGCATATAACACTGTGTGACCGTGGAGCCGCCCCATTGACGCGCCTTTACCAGTAGAACGCGGATAGGTTCCCCTGCGAGCCTCTGGCGTTCATATTCTCCGACAAGGATTCTCTGACCTGCATTCAGCATCAGCGGAATGAAAACCTTGCTCTCCTTGTCCTGAATCTTCATTGTCAGGTAAGCGCAATACTCGAAGTCGTACTTGAGTCGAAGATTGAAAAGTTCTTCGACGACTGTATTTCGATTTTCCTCCGTGTCTTCCTCTCCGCCAGCCTTTAACACCCCGCTTGCACCACCATATCGCAGATAGTCCCTGACGAAATCATCCCTTATCATTTCGTTCGGGAGCCAGTATGTTTCCCCCTCAATGTCAAATGGACTGCGGGGAACAACCTCGCTCATACTGTCACCACGCACGGGGTCGACGATGCGGAAGTATTTCTTTCGCCTCGACTTGTTCTCGCGCAGCATCGCTTTTATGTCCGGCTTATCTGCCATCTTCGACGTATTCTTCCAATAGAGCAATCAGTTTATCGTTCTTGTCAATCAGTGAACTCAGTTCGCTGTTTGCGGAGCGAAGGTCATTTATTAGAGTATATGTGTTCTGTCTAAGTGTTTTTTGATTATCGGAATGTGAACACTTTTGCTCGGAAATAATGTTGAGTAATCTCCCTTTGCTTATTTCATAACGCAAAGATACCGCGTCATAAGCTTCCTTACGCGCGGTATCAGATGCAAGGCCATCTTTGATTCGGTGACGGAATATTGCATAATAGAAGGATATTATCTCCTTCTTTCTCTCGTCTGACTGTGTTCCGTTGCTCTTTTGCATATGCAAATATAGCATTTTCTCAATGTTTTCACAAAATGTGAACGAATAGAATTGAATAAAAGATACATTTACGCAGTAAAATTTTGAAACTCTATGGCAATAGCAGAAAAAACAACCCCCCAAGAGGCTCCGACCACACCGAAGTACAGGGAAAGACTGCGCAGTCGCTACGCTGACGTCAATCCGCAGAGCGACCAGGAATGGGATGATCTCACAGAGCGTGGATTCGCAGAGGATGAAGAGGAATTGAATCGCTTCAAGGATAACGAGAAGGTGATTCAGGACATCCTTGATTCCGATAAGGACGCCGCCGCGGTAATCTCCGAAATGATTGTTAACGGCACCCCATTCCGTGCTGCTGTCGCAAAATACTTCGACCCCGAAGACCTCGTTGCAAAGGAAGGGGACGAGGATTACGAATACTATCAGAAGTCCACGGAGGAACGCAAGCAGATGGGAAAGGCTTTCCGTGAGCGTGGCGAACTGAAGCGTAAGAACACAAGCGAAGCTTATGACAACATAGACAAGTTTGCAGAGAAGAATGGAATGGATGCCTCCGCCAAGAAGGAATTCATCAACTTCATCAACACCATCTACGATGACCTTTCCGTCCTTAAACTCTCTCCTGAGACGATAGGAAAGCTCTACAAGGCCATGACCTACGACGAGGCTGTGGCAGAAGCAGCCGAGACGGGCGAGATTGACGGGAAGAACGCAGCCATCGAAGCACAGCGTGTCCGCAAGACCAACGCAACTACTGGCGACGGTGTTCCTACCCCGCAGGGCGGAAGCGCTCCCGTGAAGCCGAAACCTGAACGTCCGAAGAGCATCTTCGATGACCTTCCCAAGCGGAAATTCTAAATGTTGAACCACTATAAACCCTGAGCAAAATGAAATTTAACTCGTTCCCTTATCGCTTTGCGCGATTCATTGAAGGTCCCGGTAGTTCCGAAGTTACCCAGACCGCTCCCGGCGAGCCGAACGGTACTACCGTTGTTTCCAAGAATCCAGACGGAACCGCCGAGCCTGGCATTGGCACAGAAGAGCCTGGCTATCTCGACGATGACCTGAATAAAAAGATTGTCTACGTCCGTCCGCAGGACACCCCGTTTGACACCTTCTCCCGTACCATCGGCAACACTGCTCCGAGCAAAAGCTGGGAGGCCGGCGGATGGGAAATCGGCACGCGCGAGGTCCGTGACACTGTTAGCGCCGCAACGCAGGCCGGTGCCACAACGATTACCGTGGATAACGGTGATATGTGGAAAACGGGAGATACCTTCCTTGTCCATACGGCAGATGCAAACGGTGATGACACTGGCGTCCTTATGAACGGCAACTTGCCTGTTTCTGGAATCATCCAGTCCGTTGCTGGAAATGTTCTCACTGTGCGTGGCGTCAACGCTGTTACACGCGATGGTATCATCAACCAGAACGCGGCCCTTCCTGCTATCGCAGGCGGTAGCATCCTTGCCCGTCTCTCTTCTGCTGTATCTGAATTGGAGGCTTCCGTTGACGGTTTCGCCCTCCAGCCTGCTCCCGGAAAGTATTTCAACCAGATCCATATGTGCCAGGTTGAAGAGTCCGTCATTCACGACCTTATCAAGAAGGAAGTTCCTATGGACTTCTCTGTTTACAAGGAGCAGACGATCTGGGATATGAAGCGCGGAATGGAATACTCGAACCTGTTCCAGCTCGGCGGTCTCTCCAAGAACGCCAAGGGAGAAATCGTTCACCTTGCAACCGGTACATGGTGGCAGATGGACCGCCAGTCCAACATTGACTTCACAACGGCCATGACAGACCAGGATTGGAACCAGTTCGGCATGGAAGTGTTCGAGGGGAACAACGGTGCAGACCGCCGCCTGTTCTTCGCTGGCCCTCAGCTGCTGCTGCAGCTGGCCAATGTGCCTTCTTACCAGAAGCAGCTGGAATCCAAGAACACCGAGCTCGTGCTTGGTCTGCGTGTCTACAAAATCGAGACCCCGTTCGGCGAACTGCTCGTCAAGCCTATGGGCTCTCTGTTCCAGGGCTACTTCTCCAAGTGCGGTATGGTCGTAGACCCCAACTATGTCAAGAAGTATGTCATGGAGCCCCTGCAGCAGACTCCGCTGGAGCTGGACAAGACCGGCCAGCGCCGCGTGAAGAATGCAGTCCGTATCCACGAGACCTACTCCCTGTTCCTGGAGAACCTGCCTTGCCATCGCAGGGTCATGCCTCTCTAATCAGTAGTCGTATCATTTTAAGGAAAGGCGGTGGTGAGGTTTACCGCCGCCTTTCTTCATAAGAAACTAATATGAGCAAGAAAACTTACCGAACATATTTTCTTAAGAGTCTTGTCCTCCATTTCAAGGGAGAAGACGGCACTCCTATCGACGTTACGTTTAGGGGTGGCATTCAAGTAGATTCTACGGCAAGGTATTCCACCTCGAATAAAAAAATTCAGAAGCTTCTTGAAAAATCTTCGTGCTTTGGCCGGGACTTTTACATCGAACGGGAGGAAGACCTTACTCCTTCTGCAGAAGAGACGGGCCTGCTTGCCACCGCTTCTGAGCCTGCTCCGGAGAAGGCTCCGCTCACCGACGTGAAGGACGTGAGGCGCTTCCATAACCTCGTAGAAATGAAGGCTGTAATGACCGAACTGGGACTTGAGGTTTCTCCAGAAATGAATTATATCGCCACAAAGGCGGTTGCAGCTAAGGCTGGATATGACTTCCAGATACAGAAGAACTTCTAATAGTTATTTATGACAAGAACAGAGCTCATACAAGACGTGGTATTGAGGATGGACGAGGTTACGCCTTTGTCCAGTCTGGGTGTTATCGTCGATGGCTTTTCAGACGGAAGCGACAGCAACCCGCTTTACGCCCTTATTGACGGCCTTGCCGACGATGCTGCGCTTGAGCTTTATTCTGTAGCGCCATATTGGCGATTACCTCAGACGCGATTTGAGACTGAGGATATTGAAGTGAATACAATTACCTCCGACCCTTCGTCAAGAAAGTATATCCGAATAAAACTTGGGGATGATTTTCTTCGTGTCGCAGAGATTGGGTCGAACATCTTCCAGCGTCCTATTACAGAGGTCGTCCCCGAACAATCATCCGAAGGAAAGCGGCAGCACAACCGTTTTCTTATGGCAAGAGAGGCGAAACCTGTGGGTGTTCTCTCTTATGGTCTCTGGGGGAGTGGGAGTTCGCAGTCTCCTTGTAGAGAGATTGATTGCTATTCGCTCCCTTCGAGTAGTAGCAAGACGCCTTCTGACGTAGATGCTACATACATAGCAAAACCGGGTGCCGCCGAATCCATTCCCGCAGTGCTCGTTCCTGCCCTTGAATGGCTAATCGCCGCACGTGCTTTCGGCTCGAGAGGGGATGCAAACCATACGGCAATTTGTCAGCAAAATGCACAGAACCTTATAGTTTAGTCCCAATATGTCCGCTATATCAACTGACTTGCTTTTTGTAAAACAGGGCTGTCCCCCGGGGATATATCGCTCCTTTTGGGACTTGCTGTGCGAACAGCTATTCGCGCAGTCGACACTCGGGCTCTATACTGAGGGGGTTTTTCCGGACGTGGTGATTTGGAATGAAGGAGTGGAATTGATGGATTCAACCGCCCCTTCGTTTAAGATTACAACGAGCGCCGAGCGGACTCCGAGGGTTTCGGATATCATCTTCTTTAAGAGAAAGTTCTACATTATTGGAGCTGTAACAGCAGGTGAATCTGCCGGTGAATACATCTGCACTGATTGTAAGACCATTGATGCGTCTATTCTTTCAGTGTACGTAGCCCTATTAACCCTTCGCCAGACGCTTACAAGCGAAGAGGGAGAGAGAGACATTGCTGAAGCCGCAAGGGTGCTGGCCGAGCAGGAAAGGGTGGCTACCGAAAACCGTAGAGCCGCCGCCGAATCTTCGCGCGTAGAGGCGGAGATTCTCAGAGAAGTATCCGAATCCTCCCGCGTAGAAGCGGAGAACGAGCGTGAAAGCGCCGAGGAAGAAAGGGAAATTACGATTGCCCAGGTAAGAAGTGACATGACTGCACTGATGGGCAAGTTCGTACTTATTTCGGACGTGGAGTATGCGGCTCTGGTCGAAGCTGGAACCGTAGATCCGACCAAACTGTACTTCGTATATGAATCTGAGGAAGAAAACGAATTGTAGGAAATGATTGTCTGGAACGGGGATTGGCCTTCCGCCATTCATTGGCAAGGCAAGGATATCATAGCTGTCCATGCTGATTCGAAAGAGGTGTGGGCGTTATTTCTTTCCTGTTTTGGCCGGGGATACTGGGTAGATGAACTGCCGTGGGTAGACACGGATGCTTGGGAAAATAACAGTGATTAGTTATGGCAAAGAAGACTTATACTGGAGATTTGAACAGACATATGGATTTTACCGACTGTGGAGAACAGCATCTTCCAGCAAGCGGTAAGTCCGTTCAGAACTATATAAAGAGTATAGATGCTTCAAAATATGGTGTCGGTTATACTCTGGAAGACGGCTCTGCATACTTATTTTTTGCGGATGCAGAAGATAGGGATTCTTATATTGCTGACCCCACAAAGACGGAACTGATTAAAGGTCGTATTGAGCTTGAACCTCTGTACCATATGACTGTCACAAGGATATCCCCGGCGTTTACTCCAGTATTTCTCGGTTCCACCGGAAACTATCTTCAGTTTTCTTTTGCAACGCTTAACAAGGATAATCAGGAAGTCAGTGAGGCTGTTACAGTAACATATACTATTACTCGCGGCAGCAGCACACAGGTAATCACGGAAAACTATCGTGCAGGAACAACCGTGTCGTTCAATGTAGATCAGTATCTTCTTGAAGGTTCCAATAGTATCAGTGTCAATGTAAAGGGGCAGCTCACAAAAGTATCTACTGCGTTCGGTGTAACATATCAGGTCATTAATCTGATTCTATCCGACAATATGGACATCTCCAGAGTATATGATATGAGTGATCAGGCTGCATCTGCGGAGATTCCTTATTCTGTACAGGGTGCCGGTCAGAAGATTATGGAGTGGTATCTTGACGGAGAACAACTTGAATATATTCAGGAGGAAGATGAGATTACCGAATCGTCGGCGGAGAGAACGAAATATATTTCTCTATCCGGTCTTTCTCAAGGGATCCACACGATACAGTTCCGTGTTGGTATTCAGGTGTCAGGTGAGACATTCTACTCACAGACTCTTTATAGGGAAATAATTCTTTCTACCGGTGACTCTGGAAACCCGGTATCTGTTATAGCCTCTGAGCTTCCTGTTTCCGTTGGAATTATAGAAGCAGGCGAGAATGCCGCTATTTATCCCACACAGTATGAATCCTTTATACTTCGTCTTGCTACATGGAACCCAGACGGGACGTATCGCAACACGGCAGTTGTATCCGTTGATGGGACAGAGGTCGCATCCGTTGTCTGTACGGAGGGGGAAGAGGCCGAAGTGCCTCTAACTTTTACCACTTTTGGTGCGAAGGCTTTGGCAATTAGTGTTGATGGCATTGCTCGTACTATAAATGCTAATGTCGCTCAGACATCAATGGATATCCACGAGATTACATCAGATCTTGAGTTTGCTTTCAGCGGAGAAGGGCGTACAAATTCTTCCAGCAACAAGGATGCGTGGACAGACGGAGTGCATAATGCTACTTTTACAGGATTTGACTGGACTGGAACTTCTGGTTGGGTTAACGGAAACCTTCTTATTCCTTCTGGCGCTTCGCTGTCCTTTGATTATGCTCCACTTGGTGTGGACCCAGCCTCTATCGGTAAGACATTGGAGTTTGAGTTCAAATCTGTAAATGTGGATGATGATGACGCTGTACTCTGCGACATTACCAATGCCAATGGTACAGGTATCAAGATTACTGCGACACAGGTTACCGTTAAGTCTCGTGCTGGTGTAGTACTCTCCAGACGCTACAAGGCTGACGAGGATATCAGAATGTCTGTTGTTATCAATAGACGTAGCAGTGTAACAAATAAGGGTCTTGTATTCGTGTACTTCAACGGTATAAATTCTATGGCTGTTAATGTCGCGGATACTGATGCTATCACAAGTTCCACAACACTTTCCTTCGGCGGGACAAATGCAGGTATCTTACTAAAGCAAGTCCGGGTATATAATACAGCACTTCCCGCAGGTAGTATTCTCAACAACTATATCCTTTACAGGGACACCATTGCAGAGATGATGACTCTTTACGACAAGAATGCTCTCTATGAGGAAGGTACAAATAACTTCGATGTGGATAAGATTGCTGGATATCTTCCCGTAATGATTATCACAGGCAATATACCCGCGATCGAGAACACTACGGATAAGAAGCTCCAGATCACTGCAGATGTTCAGTATATTAATCTGCAGGATCCCACAAGGAGCTTCATGATGGAAAAGGCTATTATCACCGGACAGGGAACATCCTCAATGACCTATCCGAAAAAAAACCTGAGAATCTATACGGAGAAATCGGACGCAACAATTGTTTACGATTATGAAGGCAATGTAATCGCCAGTCGTAAATATTCGTTCAAGAGTGGAGCACAGCCTGTTAACTGCTGGTGCTTGAAGACTGACTTTGCAGAATCTTCCGGAACGCATAATACTGGTGTAGCAAGACTATGGAATGATGTTATAAAGAATGTGCAGGTAGAAGGAGAGTACGTACTGAGGACAGATGCTCAAAAAGCTGCTGTGCAGAGTGCTTATCCCTATGATGTCCGTACCACTGTCGACGGATTTCCTATTGTGGTGTTTTATCATCTTACGGCTGATGATGACCTAATCTTCCTCGGCAAGTATAACTTCAATAATGATAAATCAACGGAGTCTGTGTTTGGATTCTGTGACTCAAGTTTCGCAAGTGATTTAGGCCGCCGTGGCGGCAAGGTCTAG